GCAGAGGGGAGTTTTAACATAGGGGATTGTTTGTGTGTCGGCAGTTGGGTTGCCGTTCAAGTTTATTATTTCGTGCGTCGTTCTGGTGGTCGCTTCCAATAGATAGAGTTTGAGTAGCGTAACGGTGTCCAATCTGCGAAGTCCGGTAGATAGTGGAGTTTCGTTTTAATGAGGCCAGTGCAGGCGTATTGTATTTTCTCAACGCGGAATTTTAAGCCGTGCTTCTTAGCGTAGGCGTCGACGGCGTCTTTACTTACTTGGAAGTGATTGGCTATCTCTTGGCGCGTAACCCATTTAGCAGGGAGTTTCGTTTTACCTTTGCTGGCGATCCCCTCGAGTGCCTGGTGCAAACGATTAGCGAGTTTGTTGAGGTCGTTGTTCATTTGTTCTTTTGTTTTAGTTTATCTGCCCATTGTTTTTCCCACTGTAAGCGTCTTTGCTTTTGATAGCGTGGCTCGGTCGGTGGAGTATGTATGTTATTACATTCACAATGCGTGACTAAGTTTTTATACGCAGGACATTTGCGATGATGTTTAATAGGTTGATGTTCCATTATTTTTTAGGCGTCCAGATATGCAGATCAGACTGCCAGACCCAATTCTTTCCTACTCGATGGGCGAGCCATACTTTCCAATCGTTGCCGTCCACATAACCATAGGCAAAGCCGTTACCCCATCGGGACGTAGCAAGGCGATGAGAGGCGTAGGACATAGCGTCTTTAATACAAAGGCAACCAGCGGAGTAAGCTGCACCGCCACCGTGCTTCTGTAAGTTGACCTGTTCTAATCGGTGAATGTGTCCGCAGATATAACCGCCACCCATATCAGCATAGTGAACCCCTTGCTGAACGACGGCGTTAGTTCCGTGCGAGTAGCCGTGACCGAAAGCCACAGGCCCGAGTCGATAGATTCCCTTCTCTGCGTGGTAGGGTAGAATTAACTTTGCACCGGCTTTTCTCGCAGCTGAATTGATAGCGGTCTTTACGTCCTCGCAATAGTCTCTAACGAGTGCCGAGCCTGAGTTGCTGATAAGATTATCTAAGCGTGCCTCATGGTTGCCCCATAAGTAAACCGTGGGCTTAAACATATTCAGAAAGTCTATGCCCCCTTTAATGTCTGCCTTCAAGCTCTCGGCAGATTCAGCGTCATTACCAACTCCTCGACGCAGTGATCGGAAGTCAAAGCAGTCTCCCAAGTGAACGCGCACAGTCGGCTTGTAATCCTTTATGAATTGTTGGACGGCAAGGAAGGATTCCTCATCGACCATATCGCCGTGATTATCGCCTACGGCTACGAAGCGTGTTGGTTTTGTGTTGCTCATTTTTTTAGGGTTAAATTCATTTGGGCGATTATAGCGTCTCGCATTTGCTTTGCCTTCTCGAAGTCCTTTGAAAGTTTCCGCATGATAAAGACATCGACGCGTTTAAGTCTGAAGTAGTAATAGTGTCCGCCAGGTTGTTTATACAAAAAAGATTTGTCGGGGTCGAAAGTGTTGAAAGTGTTCTTCGGTCTGTCTTTGTTTCCTATGCGTGTGTCGCTCGGGCAGGACGCCAGCCAATAGGCTCGTTCAGCGCTGATACCCATTCTTTCAGCCCAGTCTAACTGCTCGGACGTCAGGAAGGGTCTCGGCTGTTGGCGGATCATAGTGACAACTGCTTAGTGAGCATACGCCCCTCGAATAAGATTTGTTGGCGATTGTCTTGGGCAAAGTGAAACTCTTGGTCGAAGCGAACCACGTCCCTGATTTCGCAAATAGAGTTAGCCTCTTCGACATTCGCAGCTGAAACACCGGCAGTAGAAATATACACCGTGCGAACCCGCCAGCCGAGGGGAATGAGAAGTTGCTGGCAGACTATCAATTCATTAAGATAACGCCAGTCAGTGCAGACAACGGTGTCTAATGGCATACCGTCATCGTCATACCCCTGTGCCACCGTCTGGGCCATTATCTCGGCGAACACCGAAGGCTTTAAGTCTCGGGCGAAAGTTCCGCAGGAGACAAGGAAGCGACGGTTAGTATCTTTGAAGCGGTCGTCGTGGAAATCGCCTTTGAGGTCGAGGCAGTCGAGGAATACATTCGCAGAGTCTTTGAGGGCGTCGGCAAAGTTAATTTTCTCGGAGTTCTTTTCCGACCATTCGAGGATACCGTCCCCGAGCGTGTCTTTCCCTGCTCTCGCGTATCCGCAGATTAAAACAAGTGTCCGTTTGGGGAAGATACTCTCCAACGGATCAGTATGAGCTGAGTCGTCCACTTTAGAAAGGCGCGTCAGGCTTAGTGAAGTCAGGAATTTGTGGTGCTTCACCATTGAGCGTTGGCTGACCATTCGAGTTGCCTAAAATAGATTTAATAGACTTAAACTTATATTTGAATTGCGGGCGTCCGTTCCATTCACCGTTCGGAGTAACTTCCAGGTCAACCTCGGCGACACAGTTCGCAGCTGAGTTAACGCAGTCAGTGAAAGCCTCGAGCGTCATTGATTCAGGCGACTGAACATACTTGTTCGTAAATTTACCGACAAGCATAGCAACTGACTTAGTTCCGTATTGCGTGGAGTAGTTCTTATTAAAGCAGAGACCTTCTGCGGTCATAAAGAAGATTGAGACTGATGGAAAGCCAGCAGTGTTAACCTTAAACTTCTCAGGCTTTGGTTTGCATAAGCGTAAGACATAAACACCGGAAGTGTCGATGGTGGTGAGGGGTGGGCGATCGGGTGATGGAGTAGTCATGGCGTGTATGTTTATTGTGGGTAAAATTTATTATGCAAATGTAATCGCAGTGCCTTTGTCTTTTGGCTCCCAGTCGAGGGTCTGTATGTTAATGCCGTCGGTGTAGCCGGGCCATACGCCAGACTTAACGCATTCGGTGTAGGTCTTAATGCAGTTTTCGAGTTTGATAACGCCGTCGGTTGTGATGTTAGGGCCGAGGTCATAGATTGCACCCTGATAAGTTTCTTTCTCCACGACCACGAAACGGAAACCCATCGGGCGAACCTTAGTATATTTCTCGAAGGTGCGTAGATAAGTCGCAGCTTGAAGGTGATAGTTGTATTGATACGCAGTGCGTAGGAAAGCCTTAGGGCTGGCGTCATCAGTTGTTTTTAAGTCGTAGAGCCATACGCGTCCGTCTTTGTCTTCGGCTACATAATCGATTGATGACTTAATCGTGCAATGTTCGTTCTCGATACCCACGACAGTCATTTCAGTAGCCACAGGTTTGCTTACTCCGTATTTATTTAACAGGCCCGACATGGTGTCAGCGAGTTTAAGTGCTACATCATATTCGTCCGCATCGCACGCTTCCTCGTCTTCTTTTAAGTTATCAATAAAGAATTGATGAATCTCTTTTCCTTCTTTTGTTCTGCGATCAGCCTCGGGCTTTGGTTTATACTTTTGAAAGAGTTCGTTTTGTAATACGCAGGCGTGAGTTAATTTGCCAATGCGTAGTGCTTTAGTCTCAGGGCGAACGGTGTTAAGGTATAGTTGATAGTGTGCCGGTGATTTTAGCAGTTCTTTCATACCTGAATAGTTAAGGCATTGAAGGGCGTCGTATTGAACGCGTTTTATATCGAGTATAGGCATAGGTTTTTTGTGAGTTAGTTGTGAGTAGTGTGAATGAGATTATTTAATTAAAGCGATGATAGCGTCAGATTGATAAGGGCGTCGAGACTTAATTGCGTGCAAACAAGCCGATGACCCAACGTCGAAAACTTCGCAGGCCTTCGGGCGGTTCGGGTATATGCCACATGATCCGCAGCTGACGAGGTGCTTGCATCGGTTCTCGAGTTCTACAAAAGTCAGTTCGTTAATGGTAACTGTCCGTCCTCGGGTAGACCAGAAGTCGAGGTTGAGTTTATCGGGGACAATCGAAACAAGGATAGATTCGCAACAAGCACCCCGACATAATTTGCAGGCCTCGGACATACGGCTTACAGCTCGTGGTCGTCGTAGGGCTCTTCAACTGTATGACTGACCTCTCGGGCGTGTGCCAGGGCTAACTCTGCGTAGTGTTCAAGTCTCTCTAAATTGTTCCGGCTAACGCGTAGAGCGAGGACGATAGAGTGTATGCGGTCGTGCAGTGGTTTGACGTCGGCAATCTCTTCGAGGCGTTCAGGCTCAATACGGTTAGATTCGATGAGAGCTGCGAGGATAGCATTCTCAAGGTTCGCATGGTCGTTCTTAACGGTCTGGGTGTTGTGGTTAAGTTCGCAGTCAGCCAGGTTGTCGCGGATTAAGCGGAGTAAGCGCTCGATGTTTTCGTGTGTGGAGTTGCTCATTATATGTTAAATTTTAGGTGGTTGAGGTAAAGGCATCCAATGGGTTGGAAAACAAACATAATCATTGTCAGCATACCAATATGCAAAAATTATATCACCTGCTTTTTCTTTTCTAAAATTTGCAATAAACGGTTTTGTAGAATGTTCTTCTATTGCAAGAATCCAAGTTCCGTCTTTTGGTGCAGTCTTAATCGGTTGCCATTCGTTATTACTCATTGTATGTTAAAAGTCTGCTTCGATTAGTTTCTTCTTACCTCGAACATAGATTTTATATTCTGATCGTGCGAGGGTCGGAAGGTTAACCCGTTTCCATTCTTTCAGGGCTTTAGAAAACTCGGCTTTTGAGTCGGTGCTAAATTCTGCAAAGGCTTCACCGTCGAGCCAAAGGATAAGCTGATAATCTTCCTTACAGAAGGTCACTAACTTAATGACTGCCTTAGGCGTGTCTTTCATTGTCAGGAAGTTTAGGCATTGGAATCCAATACTTAGCCGTGGCGTATTTAACGTCGTGCTGGCTATCATATATCTGCGAGCCGATTGTTCGATGTCCCCACAAGCAGATAACTAACTCGCCAAGTGGCACGGTAGCGATTGGTTGCCAGCGCTGATTAACTAAATCGTCAGTCTTGGTCGGCTTACTATTTTGGAAATGCCATTCGTTACTCATTGTTTTCTTTCTTAGGGTTAAGCTCTCTCCATTCCCAAATGGCCTTCTTCATTTCGGTAGTCGTGCCGTTGAGCATTAGGAAGGCAAGCCGATCACCGGCATTCTCAAGGGCTTTGATTCGGGCTTCGGCAGTCAGGAGTTTATTATGGTTAGTGATACCCGACACTAAATCGTCGAGTGAGACCACAGGTACATCTTTCATAAATTCTTTATCGGACATTGTTAGTTCCAGGGATAGTGGTTTGTTTTAATGTCGAGGTCTGCCCGAATACTTCAGCACCTGTACGCGTTGCAGCTTGATTTGCTACGGGCGTAGAAGCCCTGTGACCATCATCGTCGAGGTCTACGGAGATACCGCAGGCCGTCTGTATGCTTTGTCTGCGAATGTATGTTAAAGCACCGCCGACCTGTTGAGCAGTTAAGTTCTCTGCCTTAACCATCAATTTGCCAAAGGCAAACGAAGTGCCAGAGGCGTGCAGGAAAGAAGTTTCGATACCGACCTTGCCTTCATCACTCACCAGCGTTTGGATCAGCGCGAGGTTGTGCTTGTGCAGGACAGGCTTGCAGGCTTCGAGCAGTGCGTCGAGCGATACATAGCGTGCCTTGAAAGCAGGGTTAATTTTGTTCGCCTTAACATTCTCAAATTCCGCAAGGGCATTGATGAGGTCGGCAGTGGGTGTTGTTGGTTCTTTAGTAGGCATAGGTTTGTTTTATTGTGGTGGAAATTATTTAGCGAGTTTCTCAATCTCCTCGACTGAGTATTGTCCAATCTCTCCTTTGATACGGAGATTAAAATACTTTTTATCGTTCTTAACAGTGGGCTTTAATAGCCGGGCAACTGATCCATCGATAAGGACAATGTATTGAGAGTTAGGAATCTGTTTAACGTAATCAATTCCGTCTTTATTTTTATTCATGATAGTTTATTTTTGATAGCAAAGTGTAATAGCAAATAGGCGTCGGCGGTAGCAAGTGTAATTCTCTTCTGATTAGGAAAAAGTTTTATCGCTTCGTCTTTGAGTTTGTTTTTCCACTGCGTCGTTGTCTGCTCACCTTTCGTTCCGATGTTGAGGTAGGCTTGCCAGACTTGCGGAGTGATGAGGTGCGTTTTGTAGTTGGCGAATCGTCCGACAATCCAGCCATAAGAATAGCCGAGTTTGAACGCAGCTGAGGAAGGTATGAATTTCCCGACGTATGGGGGGACGCGTTCCACAATGACTTTAGTTTGTTTGTTAATGGTAAGTTTCTCGAGTTCAGAATTTTTACCGCAGATAATAGTAGCCCCTCCTTTATAAGCGAAGCCACCGTTTGCTCCAGGGTCGATTGCGAGGTAGTAAGTTTCTTCTGCCTGATACATTTCTTTTTCATAATCGTATTAGTTAAAGGTTTTGCAATGGGGTTTATTTGCGGGTCAAGTTTCCGACGCGTTCAGCGTAATCCGATTTAGCGCGACGATGGTCGAAGTTAATACGGCTCGCAGCTGTAAAGCCCATATTCCAACAGAGGGCTAATTGTTCAGGCGTAGGGTCTTTGATGCCCTTGCTGGCGAGACGGCCTCGTAGTGATCGGAGCAAAGCCAAAGCCACGGTGTCCTGAATAGTTGCATACTTCCAATCGTCGTAGGAGTAGGCTGGCTTACCCTCTCTCATTAGTTGGGTGCAACCGTCCACCCAAGCCGACCTGTGCATTTGATATGCTCCTCGGGCCTTACCGTTGTCCCCGATGGCAGTGTAGTCCATTCCTGTCTCGACCTGACCGATAGAAGCGAGGATTGCCACGTCGTCGAAGGCGTGGGCGTAATTAGCGATGAGGGTGAATGCGATGATGGTCATTAGTGTTTTCATTGTTTATAAAATAAATTATAAGCATAAAAAAAATAACATAATCCAACAAGTTATATACATAATACAAAGTAACCATCCGCCAAAATCATTATGGTATTTTAGAAAACCAATAAACTCTTCTAAAAAGTTTTTCATTGTTTAGGTGGTTTAGGTAAAGGCATCCAATGGGTTGCTTCAATATACCAACCATATTCTTCATCACAATTTGAAATAATCCAACCTGGTTTGGTTTCATCACCATACCAAGCATTCCACCACTTTCCAGTTTTTAATTCTCCTGGAAATGATACAGTTGCTGGTTCATATAAAATAATGTCTGTTCCATCTCTCGGTGCAGTCTCAATTGGTTGCCATTCGTTGTTGCTCATTTTGAATTTTTTTTATATGGTGATTTTGGTAAATGTTGCCAATATGATGGATAGTATTTACTATAATTTTTTGGATTAAAACTCCAGATACAATTTCCATCAATAGTTTTGATACTACAATAAGCAATTTGAACACCAATTCCTTTTGTCCAAGTTAATACAACAGTACCATCTGTAGGAATGGTTTTAATTGATTTCCATTTGTTGCTCATTGTATGTTAAATTTTAGGTGGTTTGGGTAAAGGCATCCAATGGGTTGGTTCTTCCATAATTTCTGATGAACCATATCCGTCGGCATAACAAAATTTTTTCCAAGATTTATTATACCAACCAATAACCATTTCTGGTTCCCAATTTTTAAGTTGTCTTCCGTAAATCCAAAATGTTTTGTCTTTTGGTGCGGTTTCAATCGGTTGCCATTCGTTGTTGTTCATAGTCATAATTATTTAATGTCACCGATAGGGATAGTTCGCTTGCAGGTAATCGCAAAGCCGTCGGGATACTTATACTCGTAACTTAACGCGATACGACCTCCGAAGTCGCTGACCATAAAGAAACTGTCAGTGATACCGTCCCTGGCTAATTCCTTCTTAGCGTGGTCGCAGTGCTTCTCGGCTAACTTGCGAGCGTTCTTAAAGTTAATGATGTCACCCCGAAGGATAGCGTCGTTCAAATAACCTAACTCGTAGATTAGGCAGGTAATTGTTTTATGATCGGTGAATTTCATAGCTTGTGAGTTTTGATGGTGTTGGGTGATGTTATACATAGGGAAATTATTTAGTGTAGTTTGAGCAACGGGTTTCAATCCTTACATAATTTGGATAAGACTTTTCACAGCGTTTTCTCCAATACTGTGCTTCGGAAAGTTTGCCTTTGTAATACTGGTAATTGTTTTCTGCATTTTTAAGATAGCCGGCCCAATCGAAATTATCGGGCTTGCCAGTTTTAATTCCTTCTCTGGCATAGAGAAGATTATTAAACGCGTCATCGTAATCATTCTGGCGTGCATACAGAATGTCATCGAATTTAGCAATGTATTGTTCGAGGGTCATTATTTTGGTTTTGTTAGGCATAGGAGTTATTGGGTACTCACTCAGTCAAAACTATTGACCAGAGAAGTAAAGCCCTAAATGCAAAACTTTTGACTAGACCGCCTTTGTAACCAAAACCGACCCTTAGTTAACAAACCGCTATCCTTTGTAACCTTTTGTAATCTGCCTAGACTACCCCTGCCAGACCCCCAATAGACCCCTCCCAGATGCCCTCAGAAGCCTTTTGATGGATAACCTGCCCGAATACCCCAACCAGCGTCCCTACGCCTTAATTTACGTCCAACTTCTCGGCTATCCTCTCAAGCGTATGTCGGGTCAACCGTAACTCAGTCTCTATCGAAGCCAAACGTGCCGAACTATTGCGTTCGCTCTCCTCGAGTCGCTTAATGCGTTCCTCAACCTGAGACACTCTCCACGGGATCACGGCCCAAGCTGCGAGGGCTGAGGCAATAGAAAGAATCGCCGATAAAGTGTTTACGTTTAAGTCCATGATAGGTTAAGAAATTTTAGGTGGTTGAGAATTTTTATCGAGTAAGACGCGTCTGTAATTTTGAAGCCATAAGACTTCGCAGATATATTTACCGATGGAGTCTATCTTCGCTTCGCTGGCGTCAGGGATAGCCAAGTGGCTGGCCTCGTGGATTAACACTTCGAGCTGTCGCTTAGCGCCGAGTCTCGGGTCAATCTCGATTAGCGGATAGCGTTCGTCGTGCGTGGCCTGTCCCCAAGCCTTTTCCTTACCGAGTTTGCGGAAGACTACTTTAGGGCTTTTGTTCTTCTTCGGCATTTTGTTTTTGGCGAACCTTCCACCAGAAGTGATAGATTGCGATAAGTAGGATTAAAACGATTGCGACATTAAGGATAATTGAAAAGTAGGCTGACTGCACGACGAAAGGAACAGCACCAGCGATAGCCCCTGAGAGCATTAGTTTAAGTCCTGCGTTCTTGGCGATGAAGGCGAATGATAAAGCCCCAAGAGCAAATAGACCAAGCCCGACAAAAGTGAACGACGAAGTTCCGCTGGCCTTGCCTACGACAATAGCCTCTCCGAAAGTCTCCGAGAGATTGTATTCGCTAATGGTGTCTTCGAGGGACGGTTCTTTAATGACGGACGCACACCCAATTAAGCCTAAGTAAAAAAGAATGTATAGGAGTGCAATCCGCATAGTAACGATTAACGACCTTTGAGGGCGTCGAGTAGTTTCTTACCGGAGTCTTCGGTCTTCTGTAATTTAGCGTAGTTCTTGCGGGCGAATAAAACGCCGACAATTAGACCGATGATTAGAGCTGCGAGGAATGTATAGATGTATGCCATGATTATTAAATTAGTTTTGCAGTAGTTCGACCTTAACGAGTGGGCCGAGGTCGACAGGAGTTTGCTCTGATCCGAAGGTCACGGTGACTTCGCTTTCTGTCAGGGTTACGGCTTCGCCTGAGAAGTTAGGGAAGATTACGGACACGATTGCTGGTGGGCAGATAGAGGTGTCGAGGCGACCGAGCAAGTATGTTATGCGGTAGGTGTGCATTTTAGATTCCTTGATTTAAGAACATTTCGGACAAAATGTATGTCGTGGCGTTTGTAGTTATTGCAAGATTTGACAATTCAAAAAACGGACAACCATATAATTCTGTTTGAACAGTTGTTGGTGCATTTGTAGATGTAGCAACAAGTGTGTCATTGATATACAATGTTGCCGTTCCAGCACCATCTGAAATCATTGTGACATCATAGCATTGATTATTAACAGGAACAAATGTTGTGTTTATAGTGTCGAGAGTCGTTCCGTTTGCAACAAGGAATTGAATGACACCAGCGTTGCCTTGCGTTTTAATCATCATACCCTTTGCCGTTGCCGTTAAGTCTCCAATTTGAGCAACAGCAGGAATGTTTTTTCCAATAGAAAATCTAAACACGGTATTCGCATCAATGGTTGTGGTGTTAGTGCGGGATAATCTTCCACCAAAAACAACACGCTTGGAAAAATCCAAACCATCTGAAAACTTTGCACCCCTTCTCCATTGTGCAGAACAAACAGTTGCGATTGCATATCCAACTGCAGTTGTTGGCGATGTCATACTTCTCGCAATTCCATATGTTCCAGACGATGCACCAGCACCGGAAGTTGCAACAGACCAGCCAAATTGCGTTTTGCTTCCAGCATAATACATTGCATCGTGAACAGTTTTTGGAGAAATAACTGTGTTTGTTGATAATGTATTTTGTGCTTCTGCCGTGGTTGCAAAAGTTAAAACACCGCCAGCACCACCGACATTCACCGTCCAGCTTGAGAATGTTCCCGATCCCGTGTGGTGATCAGAGTCGAAAACTAAAACACCTGTTCCAGCATTATAGGAAACCACCGTGCCTGTCATATAATTTCCTGCGGAGTTATAGACCGTGATTTCTTGTTGCGGTGAATACGCCAACCCTGTTTCGACAGTCATCGTCTTTCCGTTGCCGTTGTCGATGGTCAGCGTGGAAGTCGAAGTCGTTAGATAGCGGTCGCCTACTTCTGGGAAAACCTGCAACGCACCTGTGCCGTCAATATAGTCTGCGGTTGTGCCACCTGCTGGGGGGAATGCGGTGGTCTGTGTTGTGTCGTCACTAAAAAGTATTCCAGAACCCAAAGTATTATTCAAGAAACCAAAAGCCAGACCAGAGTCGGGGATAGTTAATGCTTGTGACGCACCATTTAGGGTTAAACCATTTCCATCAAAAGTAAATCCGTTTTCTGAACCATTTACAACTAAACCTGTATCTACACCAAATTCACAATTGTATGGGCCAACTTCTGCGTTTGCTATACTCAATGCACCTGTAAGCGTCCCACCCGTAAGCGGAAGTCCTGCCGTAGTCTGCACCGTCTCGTCTGGGAATAGCACACCATTTATTCCAATGCCCCAAGACACATCAGGGCCTGCACCGCCGTCTGTTAAATATGTTCCGCTTGCACCACCAGCACCCAAATTAAATGGATAGTTGTCGGGGTCTGTTCCCGATATTCCGCCACCAATGTTTATTGATGATGGTTGGCCGGGTTCATTCCAAGTTATTCCGCTTTGTGAAATTGATGCGTAAGGAATAAATGGGTAACTCCAATAACTTAAAACTATCGAGTCTGATTTGATTTCAACTTTGCTATCTTCTTCGGTTAATACATTTAATGCACCTGTAAGCGTCCCACCCGTAAGCGGAAGAAAAGGCCCTGCCCAAGTCGTATCATAATTAGTGTCTGATGATTTTACCAAAGCCTGATTATTAGTTCCGCCAACAGGGACACCGACCCCCGCAGCTCCAGCAGGCCCAGTAGCACCCGTAGCACCCGTCGCACCCGTAGGCCCAGGCACACCCAAAGCCATCGTCAAAACGGCAGGAGCAGTCGCAACAGTAGTAACCGATAATGTGCTACCAGTCTCGGCCACCGAAACGACCAGAGACCCGAACGGCGAAGGAGCGATGGTTAGCGACATATTAGGTGGTTACTTGGTCGATGATGTTCAGGCGCATAGTCTCCGAATAGAAGACTGCACCAGCGTTGATAAATTTAATGTCCCAGCGAGCCGTGCCTAAAGACCAGTCAGCGGACGAGCCAGTATAGCTGACAACGAATGATAAGCCGTTTTGAGCCTTCGTGATCGTGCAGGGATAGACCGTGCCGTCAGTCGTGATAATGTCCGAAGTGATAGTCACATTAGTAATCGTCGCAGGCCCACCAGCGTCAGGGGTGTAAGTGCAAGTTCCGGCAAAGGAAGTACCGCGTTTAAATATAACAGAAGTCGTCGACATATTAGTTAATGATTACTGATGAGAGAAGTGTGCAGGGGATTTGCAACACAGTTTGAGGTGCGGAAGATACGGTGATTTGCACGGCGAGGTAAGTCTCTACCAATTCGTTGCCGTCGAGTAAAACAAGTGAGCCAGGAGTGTTGATAGCCAATACGCCTTTATAGCCTGTGGCATTGATAAGACCACCAGCACCGATTGATAAAGTAGCGTCGGGTTCGTAGCGGATAGTGACCGTGTAATAGTAGTCGCTAATCTTGCTTACGCTCACGGCTGGCTTGCCATTAACTAATCCCGTTAAACCGATTGCGTTGTAGATGTCTAAAGCCGAAGCCCCAAACTCAATAGGCGAGGAAATGAAACTGTAGTCGTTAACGTCAGCGTCGTATGTTAAAGTGAATGTGCCGTCTACGATACGCTCATCGATGGTGATGGAGTAGGTCACTGATCCGTCGAGTCCGCTAGTAGCCCAAGCTGATAAAGTTCCGATGGTCGCAGTGCCTGTGCCGACGCTTGTCCATGATGTTGCGTTAACTACCGAGGATTGACGGGCGTGGAAGATTACAATCTCTGGGACAGAGCCTGTGCCTTCCTGAACAACTGAAATGACTGCCGTTGATAAAGGGAATAAGCCACCTGTGTTAGCGGTGAATGCGGTACGGTCTCCAGTGGCATTAAAAGCGATGCTATAGTTATCGCCTACTTTGGTTACTACGACGCCACCAGCCGAGGTAATGCTGGCGAGGAGATTCAGCGCCGTTTGCATTGCAGCTGCCGTGATGTTGTAAGCCAGGGCAGTTGTAGTGTCGCCCCCGTAAGTCATCGTGAAAGTTCCGGCAGTCGGAGCGTCATCGATAGGGCCAATAGATACTTTAATCGATGGGCTAGCAGGCCAAGTGATTAGTTGGTTCGTTCCGTTGACCGTTTGGCGAAGGTATAACTCGACAGTCTTAGTATCTCCGTAAAAGAAGTACGGGTCAGTGATGACGGTATTATCGTTAAGACCATAATAAGCATTGTTATTTGTCGGGTCTATGAAGAATTTGAGGGTCGGTAATGCCATTGCTTCGAGTCTTTAATTATGCCAAAGTGTCAATTAAGGCGTTCTTAAATCTGGGCTGACGCTATCTAGTTCATATCTTTCGTAATTTGGAAGGGCTTCATCATAAACCCGTAAAGCACCTGTGTAAGTTCTTCCTAAAAATGTTTCAGCTGCGAAGGACATAAATAATTCTTTTGTTCCACTTCTTACTGTCCCATTGGGTAAAGTATAATTATAAGTAAATGGAGTCGTTGCGGTTGGATCATACTCTGGATGTAATACCCAATTCTTTTCAGTTAAAGTATAACTAATTGCTTTTGAATATATTAAAGTGCCTATATCGGAAAAATCTAAATTATATGGAAATCCCGAATACCTATCAAATATACCCCAAGGTGAAGCATAACCCATGAAGCTGGTACTCAAACCACAACTAGTTGTAATAAATCCAAACATTCCGTTATCTATTCCATTAGAGTTATCAAAATGAACGCTTTGGAAATTACCTTCAGCCCCTGACGACGAATTTTTTAAAGGACTGGGTTCAAAAGTTAATGCTAGATTTAATAAATTACGACCGTTGCCTGATTCAGCATCTCGCTTATAAGGCAAATATTCAAATACTGTTGAGTGAGCTGATGTTATATTATGCCACTGATTCCAATATCTTTTAATACTTGGTTCATAATTTATTCTTTCATATGATGTAGCCCCTGAACCTATCTTATACCAATATCCCATATCCATTGGTTGATTTTGCTGAAGTTGGCCCTGACTGCTACCCACCTGTAAAGTCCAGACGCGTACTCCATTAGCATCGACCTGACTTCCCGGTGAGCACACCGTAG